CGGGGTGGGATGGTGGAGATGGGGGGAATCGAACCGGAGTGGCGGAATTGCAAAGAAAAACGGTGGCACGCCCCGTTTTGCGCCACTACAGCGCCACAACATTGGGGATTCGGGACTCGTCACTCCTCATCTTGGCGGCGCAGCCAGGTAGCGAAAGACACTGCCTCTTCTATGGAGTCGTGCAGCCAGACGGATTCACCGTGAGGGCCCCACCAGCGCACGACGACGGGGACTACGACGGGGATCCCGCGCGCTGCTGCCAATCTTTCATGGGCGTAATACTTCCAGTCAAGGGCGAGGTATCCGACGGACTGCCCATCGACTTCGACTCTCACGGCGTCAGGATCGTGCCTGTTTGTGGGTTCGGGCACCAGAGTGCCCCACGTGGCGACTGCGCCGCTGCCGCTGTTCCCCTGAGGGATGAAGGAGTCATCCGAGCGGACGATCCGGCGGATGGCCGCTTTGTGCTTGTCCATAACGTACAGACTGACGCGCCCATCGTCGACGAAGGGCGCGTCGTCAATCCATACGCTGATGGGAAAGGTGTCCCCGAAGGGCTTGTCCAGCGCTGAGGGGGCGCGCGCTGGCATGGGTTGCTGCGCAGCAATGGAGCTGACGACGCTGTCCACAGCGGGAGACGCCTGCGTTACCTCTGCGTCGCTGATGAGTCGTTTGAGCTTGTGCGCGTATGCGAGCAGGGCGACACCGCCCGCCATGAGCAGGAAGCCGCCGATAGGGAAGAGGAGAAGGCCGACCAGTATCAGTGTCCAGCCGAAGATGATGGAGTTGCAGCGCATGCGCTGTGGTCCGGGAGGGGGAATGTGCATTGGTGGAGCCTCCAGATTAAACGTGTTGCGAGTAACACCACTATACGAAGGTTGTGCGCATGAGACGCGGGGTTGCACACATCATGTCCCGGCTTGGGCGTCATTCCGGCTTCATCCGCGCAGATCTTGGCCATGTGCTGCCGATCGAGTCTCTAGCGGTACAGGGGCAGCTTTTTGTCATTTGCCGAGGGCAATCAGAGGGAATGGCTACTGCCCGCGTCCTTCATAGATTGGCGCTCGGCGAGGGCAGCGTCGGCCTCGGTGTACGAGCGACCTGTCTGTGCAGCAAAAAGCACTTTCCAGCCTTCAAGCCCGAGGGCTTCGGCAATTCTCTCGATCTCGCCTGCGGTGGCGGCGCGCCCGCGCTTAAGGACGTCGCCGAGTCGCGTGAGCTTCACCCCAGACAAGCGCGATAGCTCGCGGAGACTGACGCCGGATAGTTTTTGTTGTTCAGAAAGCAGCCGGGCAATCTCAGCATCTAGCCGAGCTGCGATAAGTGCGTTTCCCATACGTTCAATGTTCGCACATGCGAACGACACTTTGCAAATTAACTTGACAACGTTCGTTGTTGCGAACATACTTGACGCATAACCGTTCGCAACAACGAACATGGAGATGCAATGCAGACACGGGAAACTCACGCCGACCGTCTCGCCGCTGTCATACGCGACGAAGCGGATCGCGTCGGCATGACGATCACTGAGCTCGCGGAGAAAACCGGCCTCAAGCGTCCGTACATCTCACTGCGGCTTAACGGGCACCGCGGGTTCAACGCGGTCGATCTCGACAAGATCGGGCTGGCGCTCGGCACGCCTGCGTGGGAGCTGATGTACCGGGCGCGTAGCGGCGACGATCCGGACAAATCGGATGGGTTCGCAATCCAGGACAAAGCGTCGGGGTCGATCATCCTGCAGGCGCGCCACGTCGACTGGGACGGCGGTGACGCAGCATGACTACGGGCATGCCTTTTGAGGCGGGGCGTTGGTACTCAGCGGCACAGGTGCGGGAGACTTTGAGCCTGTCGCGCGCGACCGTCGAGCGTCTCGGTACCTCGGGTGCCGTGCGGGCAATCAAGATCGGGTCGTCTGTCCGCTACTGCGGAGATGATCTCAACGCTCAGTGCCGAGTCCTCGGGCCTGGAGCGGTTCATTCAATCTCTGCCTCAGTCAGGGGTGACGCAGCGTGATGCGCGGAGAAGCAGCGGAGCTGGGGGGTGAGTCCTCGTGACTCCGGGGTGGTTGACCCCGAAGGGGGCGGCGGACTACTTGCAGGTGTCTGAGTCCACGTTGTACGCGCTGCGCCGGGCCGGGGACGGCCCCCGTTATGCGAAGCGCGGGCAGTTGGTCCGGTACTCGATCGCAGATTTGGACGCATGGATGCGTCAGAACATGGAGAACTCTAATGAGGATGAATGAAAGCTTGGTGGGCGGGCGCCCGTGTGCCGGGGCACCCGCCCACCGGGAGAACACGATTAGCGGATCACTTGCCGGATTCCTTGATGGTCGTGTTCGGGTGGCCCTTGCCGTAAGTGGCCGTGACGTAGCGTCCGGTCACGGCGCTTCGGTAAGTGCCCTTGGAGGACTTGCCGCCTCCGCTCTTTCCGCCCTTCGCCATGCCTGTCACCTCCTTTCATGCGAACTCAAACGCCCTCAAATGGGCGTTGCTCGCATGGTACGGACCAGCGTGGGCATTTGCGTCCACCCTGCTGTGGAGGAGGACGTGGTCGGGGGTGACGCAGCATGATGCGCAGAGAAGCAGAGGCCCGTAAGGGTGTCGAGGAGGCCCGTCTGGCTGTCATCCGCGCGTGTGGGGAGCTGAGGGAATCTGAGATGTTCCTCAGTGCGGTCATGGCTGACGAACGGTCGGCGGTGGGTGGCGCAGCTGCTCGAGCGGCCTCGTCGGCCGACGTCGCGAACACCCATGCGTCGAACCTTCGCGAGTCTGCGGGGGGCGGCGCTGCTGCGGAGTATCTCGCACGAGAGGGGCAGCAGGCGTGCGGGTCACGAGTCCCAGATCGGTCGGCGGAGAACCTGGACGGTGGAATTAGCGACTGGCTACGGACGGCTCCGCTCAGTGAAATAGTCATGAACCGGCACCCGATTGATATCCGCGCCAGAGAGCAGATGGGCAAGGACTTCGACGGCATCCCAGAGGGCATCAAGCTCAGCTCGGACAGCGAGTGTTCGGTATCGCTCACGGTCACTTTCTCTCAGGCTGCTCTCGAGAGTGTCCTGCTGGCTTTGCAGTCGCTGCTTGATGTTGTCGAGAGTGGCAGCAAGGGTGGGACCGGCGGACATGGTTGTCATTCTTCCTCCTCGGTGAGGTGTGGGGGCTGCACTGCTTCGTGCGGCCTGGCGGGTGTTACCCACCTTACCGGGGAGGGGGCCATCCGTGGTGCGGATGGTTCGCCTTCTTCAGCGTCTTCCTCCGCTCACTCCAGCGGCGCTGAGGGAGGCCGTGGCCTGCCGGGGGCCAGTGCTCATACCCCGGCAGGCCACACCGTTCAGGTGTCGAGGTACAAGTTTCTGCGTGGCCGCGAGGACGGTTCGGCGCGCGGTTAGAGCTCCGTGGGGCCGGGTTTGAGTGTTGGTGGGTTGCGAGTCTCCGCCCGGCCCCACGGTCACCAGTTGAAAAGAAAGCGCCCCGGCCGATTGGGGTCGGCCGGGGCAGTCCAAGAAAGGACTATCAGTCATGGATCAGGTTACCACGTCCGAGACGGTGGCGTTGAGCGCGCCGGTCTTGGAAGGGCTGCGTCGATTGGATGCGGTCATGAAGATGCGGCAGCGGCAGACGGCCGCGCAGAAGCGGATTGCGGTGGCGCGGTCTCGCGCGCGGGCGGCTTTGCAGGCGAAGGAGGAAGAACAGTGAGCGGGATGAACGTCGCCAGGATCCTGCTGGCGTTGGTGTTGTTGGCGTTGGCGTGGGTCCTCAGCGCAGCGATTGACGCATGGGTCCCGGCGGCCGCCGCGATCACGGTGCCGACGGCGCTCGCTGAGCGTCTCCTCTACGTCGCGTGGAAGGAGCGCCGGGCATGAGGTCCGTCGAGATGATCGTTGAGTTCCCTATCGAGGACGCGAACTTGCCGATGCCGCATCTGCTGGGGCTGGCTAACGCCGCGTTCGTCGAGGAGGTCGAGCGTCAGGGGCTGTTGCTGATGTCGCCGCCGAGCCCGTCCGTGATGCATGCGCGCCGGATTGTCGAGGTGCGCGCGGCCGTCGTGGAGAAGCCGGATTGGGCGCCGCCGGCGCCGTTGGCACCAACATTCGAGTGCCCGAACTGCGGCACCAAGATTTTTGCCGCCGGAAACACCGAGCAGGAAGAGGCAGAGAAGTGACCGAAACGATGATGGGCGTCCTCGTCCTGGCACTGCTGGCGCTGGTGACGGCGTACCTGTGGCAGGACTGGCGCACGAACACACGCGAGTTCCGCGAATTGCACCGGCGTTTGCTGCAGAAGCAGGAAGAGCGGCGAGGAGGCGAGAAGAAATGATCACTATCGCGATTGCCGCTGATGACGTGCAGGCTCGCACTGTCGCGGAGACGATGCTCGGCATGGTTGAGGAGGACGGGCAGGTCGAGGTCGCGCAGGCTGAGCTGGCCCGTTTGACTGGCTTGTCCGCGCGGACTTTGCGACGCACCCTCGATCGCCTGCTCGCGGCGGGCTGGATCAAGAGGATGCGGGTGGCGTCCCCGAATGCGCCTACGCTGTATGACCTGAGCGGCTTGGCCGAGGTGGCTGAGGCGGTGGGGTTGACGCCTCGACGCGACGAGCAGGAGAGTTCGTCTGCGAGTGTTGGCGTGTTGTCGGCTGAGGTCGCGGCGGACCCGATTGGGGCCGTCCAGCCTGGCCAGCGGTGGCTGATCGACCCAACTCTCCTGCAGGGAGGCTCGAACATCCGAGCGGACCTGCGTGTCGGACCCGAGTTCGTGGAGACGATCGCCGGACTCGGTGTCCTCAAAGACATCGACGTGTATCCGACCCTGACGGGCTTGGTGGTCCTTGACGGGCACCGTCGCCACCGCGCGGCCATTGAGGCGGGCTTGGAGACGGTGCCGGTGCGTATCGTCGACGTGGCGAATGACCTGGATCGGATCGGCCTGCAGCTCACGGAGAATGACGAGCATGCGCACACGTCGACCGTTGACCGTGCGCGGGCCATTAACCAGCTCGTGTTGATGGGTCTTCCGGCAGCCGAACTGCGCAAGCGGGGTGTGCGGGCCAGCGAGGCCACGTTGGCGCGCAGGGTCGCTAACGCCTCGCAGGAGGTCGCAGCCCTTGGGGAGTCGGCGAATCTCGGCCTCGATGATCTCGCGAAGATCGCTGAGGCTGAGGCTGACCTCCCCGAGGACATCGCGGGCATGGTCGTCGAGGAGATTCGCGAGGCGCCCGGCAAGATCGATCATTTCCTCGAGCGCGCCCGTGACGAGGCGCGCCGCCGCCAGGTCTATGAAGGCGAGGTCCTCGACCTGCGTCAGCAGGGTATCCACGTCATTACAGATGACGAATTCTATGACGGTTTCCCGAAGACCAACCAGTACCTGTGGAACCTGGTTGACGAATACGGCAACAGTGTTGAGCCGCACGAGAGCTGCCCCGGCAATGCGGCGTATGTCTCGGTGATCGGCTCGGGTGAGTACACGAGCGCGCAGACGCGCTTTGTGTGCATGGACTACGCCTCGCACGGGCACTTCACCCGTGAGGATAGGGCGAGGACCACGCAGGAAGTCGATCGTGCAGCGACCGTCGAGGCGAACCGTCAGGCGGCTCAGGAAGGCGAAGTGCGCCGCGCCTGGATTAAGGACGTGCTCTTCAAGCGCCCTCTGCCGAAGGACACGGCGCTCTTGGAAATGCCCGTCATCTACAACCAAGCCCAGGTGTCCGTCGCATCGCAGGCGAAGGGCCGCGCGCTGGTCGACTTCGATGACATGGGCTTCGGGCTCACGATGTCAGCCGCACAGGCGGCTAAGGCGCGCCTCGCGTGGTGTATCGGCGTCCTCGAGGGTGGCATGGGCCGTGATTACTGGCGCAGCCGCAACGGTGAGCGCTTTGACAGCCTCGTTCAGCTGTACCTGCGGACCTTGGAGCACTGGGGATACACCCTCGGTGAGGGTGAGGAGGCGTTCTGCGAGAAGGTCGAGGCTGCCCCTGCGGTCGTCACCTGGGGACCGCGCGCTGGGGAGGTGTACTGATGAGTGTCGAGGATTCAACGCTGGTGGTCGTGTCTCGTGCGGCCTTGGAGGGGGCGCTGCGTGCGGCCCTGCCGCATGTGGCGCGCAAAATTCCCGAGGATGCCCCGGACAATGGCGCGGGCTTGCTGCGCCTGGCCGTCGTCCAGGATTGCGTGATGGTGCTTGCCTCGGCGATTGATCGTAAGCGCGCGATCGCGGTGCGGTTCACCGTTTTGGATGGGGATAGCTACGGGGATGGCGTGAAGTCGATGTGGCTGCGCCGCTCTGCGGTTGAGTCGTTGGCGACGTTCCTCGCGGGGTCTCCCGTCGAGAGGGTGAGCCTCCTCCTCGATGAGAGGGAGGGCGTCACTGTCCAGGAGACGGGCGTCCTGTATGGGCCTCAGATGGCGCGTGTCGCCCCGGCTGCTGAGCCGATGGATGAGGACCGCGTCGACGCGGCGCGCCTTCTGCTGGATGGAGCGCATGGGGTCCTCTATCAGGACGCGGCCGTGGAGATGGACCCGGCTGTTGTCCGAACATTCGCGGCGTCGGCGGCGGCCTGGCAGATACCTCTGCGTGTTCGTGTCGGGGACGGTTACGGGCGGTCCTCGTTCATCTGGGGCACAGACGCGTGCCTTGGCTGGTCCGCTGGATCAGCACTGCTCCAGGCCCCCGTGACGGGCGAGCTCCTCTACGACGGACCATCAATCCAATACCTGGAAGCTGCGCTGCTTCCACCTGTACCCATGGGGAGCGTTAGTGCGCCAGCGGGGCTTCGCGTCTACGAGGGAGGGGAAGGACTGTGACTGCAGAGGAACTCAACGAGATCGAGCGCGCGAATCACGTCCGTGCCCTCGAGCGGGAACTATCGCGGGTTCAGGTGCATGCGATCAAAACGGCGTCCGACCTGATCGATGTCGGCGCAGCGATTGCCGAGAAGTACGCGCAGACGCCCGAGCAGCGCATGAGCATCCGCAGGGCCATCGGTGCCGTCGTCGACGAGCTCATCAACGGCCTCTACCCGCAGACAGGAGAAGAACGCGATGAATGACGCTGCCATTGCCCCGCTCTGGGAGATCGGTCCCTTCGATCTGCCCCAGGCGGACATGCTCTCGCTCAACGGCCGCGCTGACCGCCGTACTCTCTCCCCGCGGATTCGGACACTGCGCATGCAAGCCAGAGTGATGGCCCGTGCGGCCCACTGCCCGACCTTCATGCGAGGGCGCCTCGTCGCGTGGGTTCGTTTCCCGGACGGCCGCCGCCGCGACCTCCACAACTACATGCCCACCCTCAAAGCCCTCGTGGACGGGCTTGTGGACGCCGGATTGCTCCCGGACGACGACGCGCGTCACCTGCAGGGCCCGGACATGCGCCTCGACCCCCGCCACACCAACAAGCGCATGGGCATCCCCATGTGCTCCATCCGATTCACCGTCATGCCATTCGAAGAAAGCGAGGAGGACCCCGAATGAGCGGCGAAACACTCGTCACCCTCGTCGGTAACCTGACCGCCGACCCCACACTCCGCTGGACACAGTCCGGCTCCGCAGTCGCTGACTTCACGGTGGCCTCCACCCCGCGAACCTACGACCGCAACGCCGGCGAATGGCGCGACGGAGACCCCCTCTTCATGCGTTGCTCCGTGTGGCGCGATGTCGCCGAGAACGTCGCCGAGTCCCTCCGTAAGGGTATGCGCGTCATCGTCGTCGGTCGCCTCACACAGCGCTCCTACGAAACACAGCAGGGCGAGCGCCGCACGGTCGTTGAGATGCAGGTCGACGAGGTCGGCCCCTCCCTACGCCGAGCCCGCGCGCAGGTCACCAGGCACCCCGTAGCTGACGGCGGGGCAGGATACCCGCCCCCGCCCCCACCAAAACCCAGCCCCGCCCCCGCCCCCCC